GTAGATCTTTATGCGCTTATACCCTGAATACCCTGGGAGAGTATCCTCGAGAACCTTCACCTTCCTATCCAACGTCCTTCTCAGGACGTAACTGGCATCAGCACGGTCTGGTCGTAAAGACCCGGACTGTCGATGCCACTTGGACGTCCCCCTCTTAAAGGGGATTCCAAGTTGAGTCCTGCGCCTTTTGAGCGCGTAAGACTCTGTATCTTCCTCAGGGACCAAATCCGCGTCCCTTAGGTAGATTGAGTAGGTTGGGTACACGTAGTCCGCTCCGAGCTTGTAATACGCTCGTCGCGGTTTTCGTGTAAAGGTCTCGAAGGTATAACCACTCCACCCAAGCTCCCGACGATGTGGCGTAAGCGCGCAGTCACCCAGAAGGTGACCGTCGCCGTACCCGTCGGGTCCGAAAATGCGTAGACTCTCATCCACGCATTCCCGTAACACTTGAGCGAATTCCGGCTGCCAGTTCCGCACGTAGAAGTTGTGCAGGACAAAGCATGTATCACCGGATAAAGGAGCCTTTATGTAGCAAGGCCGCACATCGATTCCGGATAAGTAGTCCTTCCCGCAACTTTCGCGGAAAGGTCCCGAGCTAAAGCTCTTCGATGCATTAACCTGAAAGCCTACAGCATTCAATACCTCCACTAAGAGAGGATATGCGTACGTGGGGACAATTATGTCGTCCCCATACACGCTGATCGACTGATGATCACGAGGATCACAGCACGACCAAGCAAGGCTGTAAAAGATAAGGCTTTCAAGCGGGAACGTAAATCCGTTCCCCATCGAAGAAAACTTCTCGAGACGGATCACTCCTTTGGGTGTGACGAATCTACCGGTCCTGAAGGTCCGGAGAAAGTCCCACCAGTCGTACGGGAGCAAGCTCTCGACGACACCATTGGAGATCAAGTCCGACGCACTCGAGAGGTCCAGGGTTGCTACTTCCCCGGTGAGCGAACCAGTTCGAGCCAAACGCTGATTTCGCGTCTGGTCCGTCAGATCCACCCCCTCTCTGCGCAAAGCCTGCGCGATATAGGAGCCAATCCCTAGCTGAACAAACGAGTTCAACATGGGTTCAACGCCAATCGTACGGTCAGTCTTCGCGTTTTTCCGAACGAAGCTGATCCTGCCTTCATGGATTTCGACAGGAACAGAGACCACTCCCTGGTCGGCTGGACAGCCAGACCAGAGCGGAACCTCCGCTAAAACCTCCGGGAGGAGGCGAATAGCGTCTTCGCTACTAGCGAACGTCTGCGCCAGCTTACGCCGGGCGGACGCGTCCTTCTTTTTGACTTGAGTCGTCGCACCAGGTCCGAAACGCAAGCGTAGTTGCGAGAGTTCAGGGACGTCCCCTAGGACAGCACTTATTTTCCGCTGAGCCCGAAAAAGCACGGACTCAACGCGCGGGAGGAATGAAAACCCACCCGCGAAGTAACGTCTGAAGAGGTCGTTTGACTCTGCACACTTCGTTTCGGACTCTACGAACTTTTCCCAGGCCACTTGCTGACGGTCGATCCCTAAGTCAATGTCTTCGCGTTTTTGAAAGAACGCTAGGACCTGACGAAGGTGAATCGTGTCTTCTGCAGTAAGGTCTGTGTAGTTGAGTTCGTAGAGGCACAAGCCGCCAATATCGCGTACTCTCACGAGAGTGCGAATCTCGGTTGCTTGTTTCTCGCCGCTTTTTACAGCGGCAAGGTGCCTGTCGGCAAGGAGAAGGAGAACCTCGTTGGTAGCCCGAGTGTCCCACTGTTCATC